GCCTGAGCGGTTATTGAATGAAGAAGTTGAGTTCGATTTTCTCGACAACCCTAGTTGGTTTCAATGTTACATTTACATGGAATGTCTTTCTCTTCTTTTCATATTCGGTAGCACCTACTTCTACTGTGTAGCTTTCAAGACCTCTTCGTGCTTTCAGGTCTTCAAGGAATTCCATAACACTAGTCTGAACACTACTCCAAGTAAGTCCATCATTCATAGTGAAGATGTAGTATCTGCAATATGTTTCCAATGCTCTCTTAGCATAAAGAACCAGTCTTACAATATTAAGATCTTGTAGTGCACTAGCTCTTGCTTGACTTGTTAACTGACCCCAAACTACATAACCATCTGAGAATTTAACAATTGGGTTTAACTGTTTCAGGTACATTTGATCTCTCTGAGAAAGTTTTGGACTAAATCTTAGTTCCTTAATTGATTGAATAGCACCCCTTTCGTAACCAGCAATTGCCCACCAAATTTCTGCTACACTATCGTTTCTTGGTAGCAGGTAAGCAATGTGATATAGTGGTGAGAACCAAACATCCTGCCCAGTAAAGATATCATAAACTTTATTGAACTCTTCGTAAATAGCAGCATAGTAAGTATTGAATTTATGTGTATCAACTCTCTTATCAATAGCAGAATTAAATGTTGAATTATCGCCATTATCAAGCAGAGCATTGCAGTCTCTTCTTGTAGTGGCCAGATTTACAATTTGAGTCTTAACATCAGTTGGATAACCAGCATCAAATACAATACCATAGTAATATAGTTCAGTATCTAGTACACTTTCATCAATTGTTCCTGCATAAGCATTTGCAAGAACTTCAGTAGCTACTGTTGCATCAAGATCGCCAGTAGCAGTTTTTAATGAACCATCAGAACCAAGCTTCAGTGAAGTTCCATCAGCGTCAACAAATACATCAGAAATAGAAGTATCTGCTTTCTTGATCTCATATGTAATTATAGAAGCTGAATCAAAAGCTGTTAAGTCTCCAGTCCAACCTCTTGAAGCTGTGGTTAAATTTCTACCATTGAATACATTAGCTGAGTTATAAGTAGCACCAGTTGCAGCACCAAGCCACCCGTAAATCTTATTTCCACGACCATCTTTAGCAACAACCATGAAATCAGCATTTCCAGTTTCTGGACTGGTTTGCCAATCAGTGAAATTCTGTTTATTGTCTGTAACTGATCCTGCACCTTCATCAACAGAAACAGTACCAATATCTTTATCAAAAACTCTTACCAATAGTTCATAACCAGGTGAATAAACAGCACCAGAAGTAATCATTTCTGATCTAAGAACTGTTGAGTAATTGGAAAGAATATAGTCGATCCACATTGAATCTCCAGAAAGATCAAGAGCATATGGATCGAATGATACTTCAAATGATTCAATAATTACATCTTGCCCATCACTTTGTTTCTCATAAACATCTAGGACATAAACTCCATTTAAAGTTGGATTAGAATGTGGAGTTAGTCTAATTGCAATCGCATTGTAATACTCACCTCTTCCAATTGGATAAATAACACAAAGAGGATAAGTGTCACCTGTCTGAGCTAGATTCGTTTTAATTTCAGCTTTGCTGTTCAGTCCATCCAGATACGTAATCTGAATAGATGCTGAACTATCGACATCAGCAAGAACACCGTCGATTCTGAAGTTTGCATATGTTGCATCATCTGGTAGAGCTCTCATCCAATAGAGAGCGCCACTTTCACCAAGATAGTTATAAGCAAGATATGGACCTTGCCCATAATTTTTACCATAATCACTAATATTTGGTTCACCATACTCACCGATAAATTCTCCACGCGAACCAACGAATTTCATGACATTGTCTTCACCCTTCTTGGTAAGACCTGCAATAAATGAAATAGTTCCTGGTACAGAAGCAACATAAGCTGATAAGTCAATAATTTTAGTATATACACCAGGTGATATGTTCCCCATCTTCAATTCTCCCTAAAATTTTGTGTTTGTTGTCTAAATTTTACTTTTCTATTGTATATATCCTTTCTCGTTTATACGTAAATATACCAAACGAACAATAATTGTCTTGTTAAGGTTTTTGTAATTGATGGAAATGTAACCCTCGCATACAAATGAAACGGACCGCTAGTTCCACCAGCTGAACTATTTGCTGTAAACAAACCTGCTTCACTAAGATGGTTTCCAACAGCATCATCATTACCAATTGTTATTTCTGCTTTCGCAATAAGATATTTATTATCATTATCTACATCCTGTTCATATCTAACTGTATCTATGGGATGTTTAAAATAAAAACCATCATGAAAATCTGCACAAGTGGCATCCGAAGCATTAATACCAATTGGAGTATCTAAGTCTGTATCTAAATTTGTTGGTGGAACTGGATCAAATGGATCAGCTGGTAAAACACCTCCCGTTCCAAGTCCAAACCAACAAATCCATTCATCTCCCTCTGGATCTATAGCAGCATTATTAATATTAAAAATTCTTGAAGCTAACCATTCTCTTCCTAAATATACAACCAAATTACTCTTTGAAACCAGATTTCTTTTGTTTTCTTCATCAACTTCATATATTTCAACAAATCCACTAGGAGTATTTTTCTTCCTATTAGTAACTTTTTTAATGGAATCGTTCATATATTCACGAGTGCTATCACCTATTCTAATAAGAAGATCCTTTTCCTTTTCCA